TAGACCTAGCTAGAGACTGAACCTTATCTTGCTGATAAGGTTTTTTAATAATTTTGAAGGTTCTTTTCTCTTGTCTTTTGAGTAGTGTAAAATATTTTATATAAAACTATGATTTTCGAAGAACAAATTTCACGTAAGCCGGACTATTATCCTTGGACAGAAGAATTTATGAGATCCATGTGGGAGGGGCATTGGACAGATAAAGAATTTTCTTTTTCTTCTGATGTACAAGACTTTCACGTTAAACTAACAGATCAAGAGAGGCAAATTATCGTTAGAACTCTTTCGGCTATTGCTCAAATCGAAATTGCAGTTAAGACCTTTTGGGCTAAAATTGGAGACAATTTGCCTCATCCTTCTATTCGTGATTTAGGTTATGTTATGGCTAATATTGAAGTTATTCATAACAATGCTTACGAGAGGCTTTTAAAACTTCTTGATTTAGAAGAAGTTTTTGAAGAAAATATGAAGCTTGACTTTATCGAAGGTAGAGTTAAGTATTTGCGCAAATATACTCATAGATTTTACAAAGATTCAAGGAAGCAATTTGTTTATGCATTAATTTTATTTACTTTATTTGTCGAAAATACATCTTTATTTAGTCAGTTTTATGTTATTAATTGGTTTGGAAAGAAAAACTTGTTGAAAGACACAAACCAGCAAACAAAATATACAGCTAGAGAAGAAGATATTCATGCTAAAATCGGCATTAAGTTAGTCAATATCATTAAAGAAGAGCATCCAGAATTATTTGACGAAGAATTGGAGTCTAAAATTTTAGCAGAAGCAGAAGAAGCTTTTAAGGCAGAAGAAAAAATTATTGACTGGATTGTCAATGGTATTCAAAAAGATTTGATGTCCGCTGCTATTCTTAAAGAATTCGTTAAGAATAGAATCAATGAATCCCTTGACCAAATTGGATTCAAAAAGATTTTTGATATTGACGAAGGCTTGATCTCTCGTACAACATGGTTCGATGAAGAAGTCTTAGGAAACATGATGACTGATTTTTTTGCATCGAGACCTACGGAATACTCTAAATCAAACAAAAGCTTTAGCGAAGACGATTTATTTTAATATGGACAATTTTTACTGGCTCAACGATGACTCTAGAACTTTCTTAAAAAGAGGGTATCTAAAAGAGGGACAAACAGCAGAAGACAGGATCAAAGAAATATCAGATAACGCAGAAAATATTTTAAAAATAAAAGGCTTTTCTGATAAGTTTTATAATTATATGAGTAAGGGATTTTATTCTCTTGCCACTCCTGTTTGGACCAATTTCGGCAATAGCAGGGGATTACCTGTTTCTTGTTTTAACTCTCATGTTAGCGACACTATGGAGTCTATACTTTATAAGGCAGCAGAAGTAGGAATGATGAGTAAAATGGGAGGTGGCACATCTGGTTATTTTGGCGAGCTTCGTCACCGTGGCGCTCATATTAGTGTTGGAGGGCAATCTAGTGGGCCTGTGCATTTTCTTGAGATTTTCGATAAAATTTCAGAAGTAGTTAGCCAAGGCAGTGCAAGAAGAGGTAGTTTTGCTGCCTATTTACCCGTTGAACATGCTGATATAGAAGAGTTTTTAAAGATTAGAGGCAATGGTCATCCTATCCAAAACCTCAGCATTGCTGTAACAATAACGGACGAGTGGATGAATTCTATGATAGAAGGCGACTCTAAGAAGCGCAGTATTTGGGCCAAGATCATCCGCAAGAGATTTGAAACAGGTTACCCATATATTAGCTTTGTAGATAATATCAATAATAATAACCCTCAAGTATACAAAGACAAAGGGTTAAAAGTTAAATCTCAAAATTTATGCAATGAAATTGCTTTAGCTTCAGATGAAAATAATTCTTTTGTTTGCGTTTTATCTTCATTAAATCTTCTTCACTGGGACGAAATATCCAAAACAGACGCTATTGAAACTTTAACCTATTTTCTGGATGCAGTTAATGAGGAATTTGTAAATAAAACTAAAAATATTCCATTCATGAAACATCCTCATAACTTTGCCAAGAATCACAGGGCCCTTGGCTTAGGTGTTTTAGGCTGGCATTCTTTGTTGCAATCAAAGATGATTTCGTTCGAGTCTTTTGAAGCAAAAATGCTGAATAACAAAATATTCAAAACAATCAGAAAAAAATGCGATAAAGCATCTGAAGAAATGGCTCAATTATTTGGAGAAGCGCCAATACTAAAAGGTTATAACAGACGTAATACTCATACTATGGCCATTGCCCCAACTACTTCTAGTTCTTTTATTCTTGGCCAAATATCTCCTTCCATTGAGCCTTTAAATTCGAATTACTTTGTTAAAGATTTAGCTAAAGGTAAATTCACTTACAAAAACCCATTTCTTAAAGAATTATTGGCAGAAAAAAATAAAGATACTAATGAGGTATGGAAATCTATTCTGATTAAAGGTGGATCTGTGCAGCACCTAAATTTTTTAACAACTCAAGAAAAAGATATTTTTAAAACTTTTGGCGAAATCTCCCAAAAAGAAGTAGTTATTCAAGCTTCTGTAAGGCAAAAAGAAATAGATCAAGGACAATCTTTGAATGTTATGATTCCTTTAGAAGCCAGCCCCAAGGAAGTTAGTGAATTACTTATTGAAGGCTGGAAATTAGGCATCAAAGGGTTTTATTACCAAAGAAGTGCTAATCCTGCGCAAGAACTTTCAAGGAGCATATTGACATGCTCATCCTGTGAAGGATAATTCTTTTTCTTACTATAGCAGTTTTGGTGTAATTTATATATAGCATGGCAGAAAACACAGCAATCATTAAAGCAGCTAGATCAGGGCCTAAAAGCTCAGCTCAAACTCCTTCTAAGCCAGAAGAAAAACGCAAAGGATCGAAGGTAAACCCTCCCGGTTCTGCTGGAACCAGACCTGACGCTAAAGAAAAAGCCAAGAAGATCTTAGAAAGAAAAGATGAAAAAAAGATTGTTGATAATTCTAAGGCAAAAATCACTTTTTCTGAAAAAGTAACTACAGCTCTCAAAAACAAAGTGTCAGAGCATAATAAAAAATACTCTAAAAAAGTTTCTTTAACCCAACTTAAAAAAGTATACCGCCGTGGCGCGGGGGCTTTTTCTTCTTCTCATCGTCCCGCTAAATCTCGCGATCAATGGGCAATGGCTAGAGTTAATATGTTTTTAAAAATGATGCGGGGCGGTAAAGTTAAAGACGCCTATAAGAAAGCTGACCAAGATATAGCTAAAAGCAGCTATGATTTTTACAAAAATATAGATAAGATTGGTGACTCTATGATAGATATGGAAAGGGTTGCTGCTGAAGTTGAGTTCACAGACGTAGAACTTTATAACGCTGAACAATTTTTAAAACAATTCTAACATGAATATAAATTTAGATTTAAATAATATTATCGCTGCAGATAAGGAAAACAAAACCCTCAACAAACCTTTTAGAACACCTAAAGGACCTAAAAAATTTGGTGTTTATGTTAAAAATGACAGAGGTAATGTTGTAATGGTTCGATTTGGTGATCCTAATATGGAGATTAGGCGCGACGACCCTAATCGCCGTAAAAATTTTCGAGCAAGACATCAGTGCGATTCTAATCCCGGCCCTAAATGGAAAGCGCGTTATTGGAGCTGCAGGATGTGGGAAAAAGGAAAATCTGTTACAGATTACACTAAAGGATCTATTGATGGGTGGGACGGAAAAGAATTATGGGATCAAGATGAACTTTTAAGAATTAATCCCGCTTTGGCCGCTGCTGATGAAGATGATTGTGGTTGTGGCAACGGCTGCGGATGTGATACTTCTGAAGCTAGCGATTATGAAATCGGAATGGCTAAAGCTCAACTCAAAAAAGCTCAAGCTCAAATAGGTGAGCTCCTTAATGTTATGGATAGCATGGAAGATGATTCTGAATTAGAAGCATGGGTTCAATCTAAGATTACCAAAATTTCAGATTATGTCAATTCTGTGCATGGCTATATCATGTATTATAATGAGCCAGAAGAAGAGGGAGAAGAGGAAGCCGAAAACTCAATGGCTAAAAAAAATATGGTCAGTAAAATACAAAAAACCTATAGACTGCAAGAATCCGAAGGTATTTAGTCAAAAGCAATACTGTGACAGAAAGAATCGCAGATACAATTATAAAAAACTAATTTTATGAAAAATCACAATGAAAATTTAGAAGTTTCTTTTGCTGAATACGGCAAAGACGAAGCTGAAATCAAACAAGAGTTTATGTCATCATGTTCTATGGATGACGCTTTATTTGTCAATACTTCTGGCCTAAACAAAGGTGATACTATGGCAATGTGTGCTATGCAATACATGAAAATGCGAGCCGATTTGTTAGCTGGCGAAGGAGGCCTTACTGAAAAGCAAAAAACTTTACCCCCAGCGCTTCAAAAAACAATCCTTGACAGAATGAAAAAACAAGGCAAACTTGACGAAGAAGATGTGGAAGAATCTGACGCTACTCAGATCGCAGTATTTCCAGACAAAGAAGTTCCTGTTGATGAGGTTGGTACGCCATTTGAAGATATGAGGGCGATAAATAAAGAAGGGTACAAGATTGATGAAGAGCTCAAGAAAGAAACTGAAGACAGTCAGCTTAAAAATCCTGATTTACAATCAGTTTCCCCTCCTCAAGTATAACCGTTAGGTTAGAGCCCCCAAAAGGGGGCTTTTTTTTGTTGACAGGCTCTTTAAAAGTGGTACCATATACAAATGGCGAAACCTCCATACAGGAAAATCATCGAAAAACATTTAGGCCTTTCTGCCCAAAAAGGATTTTGGGCTAAAGAAACTAAGTTGCTTAAAGTTTTGCTTGAAAAGTATCCTGATGCTGGCTTTTGGACTAAAACAGAATTCAGGCCGAAGCTTCAGTCTTTTGCTCAGCTATTAGCTTTTCCGCTTGACGAGCATTTAAGATGCAAGTATAGAGACTTTTATTTTGTTTCCCCTAAAGATAAAGAAGTAAAATTAAACAAGAACAAATCCGGTAAAGATATTGTCGATAATATTAAACCTAAATCCATAAGGAGTTTTTTAAATGGCTAGAGCTAAATCAAAAGTTGAAGAACCTAAAAAGTTGAGTGTAAATGATAAGCTAGTAAATTTTCTAAAAGAAAATGAGCAGTATCACTATAATTTTGAAGAAAATGTAGATTATAAAGTTTCCTCAGGCAGTTTAATTGTGGATTTTGAACTGGGAGGAGGATTCGGTCCCGGCTTACATCGTTTTACAGGTATGAACGAAGGAGGTAAAACCTCTGAAGCATTAGAGGTAATGAAGAATTTTTTAAAGACTGTGCCTAATGCTAGGGGCTTTTATGTTAAAGCTGAAGGCAGACTTAGCCCTGATATGCAAAAAAGATCTGGGGTTGAATTCACCAGCAGTCCAGAGGACTGGGCAGATGGAAATTGTTTTGTCTTTGAGTCTAATACTTATGAAACGGTCGTCGAAATGATTTTCGGATTAATTAACAATGATTCTGAAACTAAATATTGCTTTCTTCTTGATAGTCTAGATGGTCTAATTACTAAAAACGATGCTCTTAAAAGTTTTGAAGAATCTCGTAAAGTTGCCGCTGGGGCTGTTCTTGCTTCAGATTTCATGAAAAGAGTTAGTATCACTTTAGCTAAACGTGGTCATATGGCTATTTTCATTAGTCAGGTTAGAGCAGATATTCAACTTGACCCTTACAGCAAGGCTCCGGTTCGCCAAACGACTGCTACTGGAGGCAATGCATTGTTGCATTTTGCCAACTACATTTTGGAATTTGAGCCTAGATTTAAGAGCGATCTTATTTTACAAAAACCTAATGAAAAATATGACCCCCAGAAGAATAACTATATAGGTCATTATGCTAAGATTACGGTAAAGAAAAGCCCTAATGAAAAAACAAATTCCGTAATTAAATACCCTGTTATTTATGGGCGTACTGGAGGTAAAAGTATTTGGAATGAAAAAGAAATCCTAGATATGCTTTACTTGTGGGGTCATGCAGAAAAGAGAGGGGCTTGGATTAACTTTTCTGAAGATCTTCGTAATGATATGCAAGTTGCCGGTATAGAGATGCCAGAAACAATCCAAGGTGAACCCAAATTCAATACATTCATAGAAGAGAATGAGAATATCAAAGAATACTTGATTAAGTATTTTCGTGATCTTGTTTTGCCTAAATGATATTTAAAACTTTATATGGGTCTAAAAAAAAACTTAGAAAAGCTTCTTCTTATAGAGTGAATTGGCTTAAGGGGAGCCGCAGTAAATTTCAAAAAAGAATAAAAAATATTATTTATCCTTATTGGGAAAAACATATTGTTTTTGAAGAGTTCCCTATTGTTGGAACGCGCCTTAGTTTAGACTTCTATAATGCTACGCTGAATATAGCTATAGAAGTTCAAGGGCGACAACATACCGAATATGTGGAATTTTTTCATGGCAAAAGCAAATTGAACTACTTAAAGCAGCTTAAAAGAGACCAAGATAAGCTGGATTTCTGTAACCTTAACCAGATATCTCTACTAGAGATCCATGATGAAGAGGATGTAGAATATTTGCGCAAAATGTTAGCCAATGAGCTATAAAAGTGTAATATACAGTATGGACCAAAAAGAAAATTCTAATAATGGAGTGCCTGAAGTTTTGTTGGATAAACTTTACGAGTTCACTAACAATGGGCAGCAAGGTGGGTTCATTTTGGCTTATGTGGATAACAGTGGCACAGTGTCTATCAGTTGCAAAGTTGGCTCTCAAGTTGTTGAGTTAGGCTTAAGAAAGTCTTTAGAGAAATTTTTAGATCAACTTGAGATTAATGAGTGCTCAGTTATGCAAAAAGATCAAGATGAATTAGAGTAAACATGATACATAGTTTAGAAATCGAACAGCAACTACTTGCTGGCCTAATAAAATACCCAGAGCAATACGGGGAAATTGCTAATTTCATATCTGAAAAAGATTTCGTTTCTTCAGCTAATGCTGTTACTTCGACTATTTATGCAGCATTGAAAACTTTCTGTGAAAACGGGAAGGGTGTCGATCACGTAGTCTTAAGTGAAAAAATAAAATCTTTAGGATTTTGTTTTGCTCAAGATATATCTATAAGTGATTATCTTTATTCTTTGTCGCTTAGAAAAATCGATAAAAACCAAATCACTGAAATAGCTAAAGAGCTTAAAAAATATACTGTCAGAAGAGAAATTTACGAAGCTGCTAAAAAAACAGCTGAGACAGTGAAAGCTCTTGATCCGAATTCTTCTTTTAATTCTATCATTGAAGCTGCAGATAAAACATTCAATGAAAAAATCGATGTATTTGATTTATCTGAAGATAACTTCTCCAATATCTACGGAGAAGAAATGCAAGAATATATTGAGTATTTAGGTAACAACCCTAAAGAAGAGATGGGTTTTATGGGTCCATTTGAGCCTATTAATAATATGTATGGATCTTTACTTAGGCCCGGAAATATAACCGTCATTGTTGCTAGGTCTGGTGTGGGTAAAACAAGATTTTGTTTAGACTATTGCACAAAAGTTGCAGAAAAATACAATGTACCAGTTCTTCATTTTGATAATGGAGAAATGAGCAGGAATGAGTTGATGATTCGTCAATGTTCCAGTTTATCTGGTGTCAGCACTCATTTATTAGAAACCGGTCAGTGGAGACAGGCTGGGGATGAGATTGTAAACAAAGTTAGATCTGTTTGGAGCAAAATTTCTAACCTGAAGTTCTATTATCACTCTGTCGGAGGCTATTCTCTAGAAAAAATGGTAAATGTA